GGGCCCTGTTGCTATCTAGCCTACAACAGAACATCGAATACCTGAAGAAACTGTGTTTACGTCAGCTCCTTGCAAAAGCAAGAGCACGCAACCTTTCGATGTGAAAGTAAAATTTCGCCCCCGGAGGGGCTACAAAAACCTTTCACAAATACTTAGAAGCGCGTCTTCAAGTACGTCTAGAATGAAAAGATGAGCCCTCCAAGGGAGGGTGGAAAGCGTGGAAGTGGTCGTGTGAAGCTTGATCCTCACAAATACAAACAAGTACATGCTATCCTAAATCTAATAGTTATAAGGGTACCACCCGAAATATTATATAGCCCTTTCCTAGCTAGCCGTTAATGAGGTGGCCAACCCCGTGCATTCTAAGTTGCACAACTATTTGGATTAAGAATCCGTAAAGGTGAAAGCAGTGGCCCTAGGGCAAGTGCCATTGCCTGGCTGTGAAGCAAAAGGTTCTCTCACAGTCATGTGAGGAATACCTAAAAACCCACCAAATTGAGTGTCATCAGCAGCAGAGCGGTATGTGTAATGACCGCGGTTAAAATTTCCATCTGTTCGGTTATTGACCCAAAACTTCGTGGTGGAATATCCGCCCGTAGTGAATAGGGTGGAATTTCCATTAGTAGTCTCCCCACTAGGAATATCCTGCAAATTGCAAATGTTCCACCGAACCATCGATTGATCATATGGTGGAATGTAAAACCTATCAGCGGAAGAAGCCGGAACTGTACCAAGAAGGTGGTACTGGCCAAAAGGCCTAACAGGAGTGTTAGGACTCTCAGCCTCAACTCGACCATAAGTGTCGCTAAAGACACTCACCTGCTTCGGCGTCGGTCCCTGATTTAAAATGGTTATAATGACACCGCCTCTGCCATAAGCATAAGGAGCACCGGCATATGAATAGAAATCATACCAGCGATTCTGTCGAGATGTGAATGATGTGGAAGTCGAAAACTGGCACACATCATGCACGCGACTATAAGGTTCAGTTGTAACTCCCTCCGCAAAAACAAGTGCTGACCTCATAGCAATCTGCTTGAGCGACAAGAGCTTCTCGGAGACACAATATTCAGCCATAGTTGTAGTCTGGGATGGCGTCATTGCAGACCCAATGGGTTTCGCGATAATGACATCATCCTTGACTTCAAGACCAGACTCGTATACAATAGGCAAAGTAGCCCTTGAAATTGGGTCTGCCGTGCTGTCAGTAGAACTAACCAACATAGGCCAATATACAGGGTCTGTGGCAGATTGAAACTCCATGTCCTCACACGCTCTAACGCGCACGCCGACATCAACCAAATCTGAAACATTAGTGTCGTTCCTAACAAGATTGTTAAGTACAAAAACATGTACATAACCATAAGGTTGACCTGTCTTCAAATAAGGAAGGACAGCTGTATACGGAAATTTGAAAGCAAAATTATTGCCACTACGAATATCAACAACATCCTTATGACAATTAACTGCGTCCGCAATAGTGGTAATGCGCGATGGAGCGATCACTCCCCCATTGTCCCACTCAGGATTGTAAGGTTCAAAAACAACCAACAACCGACCTGAATGAAATATCGTCTTCGAAATCTCGAAGGACACCTCAATGGAACCTCTATAAAAGGAATGGATGTTAGCAAGATATGCCATAGGATGCATAATTCTGGTCGCAAGTCTGTCAAAACCAGTGTCACTTGGCAAGCTGGTAGCCTGCATGGACATAGGATCAAGTGGAAAAGACAAAAGCTTTGTCCCGGAAACAAACGAGATACCATACGAAAACCTGTAAATCTGAGAACGAATCCCAAGTAAGTACGCATACGACATCTCGTCTGCCTCAGTCAAACCAATTTGGTCCGTAATTTTGACGCCTGTCGTGGTAGTCATGGCCACCGCCTCGGCATATTCAGTGCCATCGGTCGCGTTCAATTTAGCGGCCGCGCGTTGAATATACACCATGGGTGTTTGCGTAATTAGAGGCCTAGAATAACCAAAAGCAGACATCACGCGCCCCGTCAACGCAGTGGCCCAAGCCACTGGTTGAATATATGACCCAATAAGCGGAACACCTGAGGCATCCATCAAAGCGGCACCCAATTCCTTCACCTTTTCAGACAAAGGTTTGGAACGTTGCGCCTCAATCTCCAAATTACCCTGGTACGTGACTGTTTCAGTGGCGGTTGGTCCAAGCAAATCAACATCCTCAAAACTCATATATAAAGTAAATGGAATAGGATTCCCACGATGTGCAAGAGTTTCGGTAAACTGGAAAATCCCAGTATTATAACGCTTATTGGTGATGTCGAAATGAGTGTATGGTCCCCGATGGGGAATCTTGAGTACCACCTCAGTGTCCAGATTGAAATCCAACTCAGCGTGTTGCAGTTGAGTAACATGTCTATGGTCACTGCGAGACAAACCACCCAAAACACTGGGCACAGGAAAATAAGAAATCGCGACGCGACCTTGAGTGTACTTGTCAGCATTGCAAACCAAGCGAACGACAACAGTGGCACGAATGCCATAATAGCCCCTAAGCTTCTCCAGATGGAAAGAAGAAGCTTCAAGCAAAGCGCTGTGGCTAAACCAAGTTAAGAAAGCGGGCGTACCCGCCGTTAACGTTCCCTGGTTCACAATAACCGGCTGCGACAAAAGCTGATGTAAAGAAAGTCTACTATAATCAACTGATGACACGACGTCAAAACGACGACTTAAAGAGACGTCAGCTGGTGTCGCTACCTTAGCTGAATCATCCGCTGTAAACGCCGTAGTGGCGTGTATCTGATGGGTCTGATCATTAACGACATCTGTCGCGCTGTCAGACTGTACTTGGTGTTTATCATTAGTTTCAGCAGTTCAATAAAATCGCCGAGGGTGAAGAACCAATCACTCCCCGGTTACCCAGCTGGCCTGGATCTTAAACGCCATCCTGGTCCGGTAAAGCTAAAAAGCTAAGCGTCTTAGAGCACAAAAGCCTATCGACAACACTTTAAACTGGGAATTGTGTGTGTTAGCGACGGTAACCAATTGTGTCAGTATGTGCGCTACCCGCGCACAGGGGATGCTACAGTGCATCAAACTAGCTGTGTTCAGCTATCCACAGTGGAACAAACTTGGTAGTTTCCTCCAACTGTGCTCTGTATGGTTGCACCATCAAATGCTCACCAAAAACACGGTCCACGATGTCAGCCAATTTGGCACCGTGTGACTCGTATTTCTCGCGACCATGTAAGGACCATTCGCGTAACGCATTGGAACAATTTTCAAGCGTTATAGCATCCTTGCTGGCCCCTTTCTTCGTCCAGTCAAGCATGCTGAAGATCGTGTCCTCAGCCAATGGTGCCACATATCTACCAAGTGCCATCTCATAACGGAAATGCCGTTTGAGAAAAGTAACATTGGCAATGTCTCTCACTGGCAAGGGATTCAAGTCTTCCTTGTCGTCGCTCGTGTATTTCAACCCAAACTCCGGCATAACGGCCATGAGAGTGTTCTGGTTGAAAAACTCTTTGCAGTCTTCACTGACATTGAGCAAATTGTCATCACCATACATCTGAACAAAGACGTGGTCGTTGAATCCCTGCAAACACAGGGCTCTCGTGGAATACAATGGCTTCGCCAATCTCAGCCACGCCAACCTGAAAGCCAAAAGACCAAAGATCGAATTAATGATCGTAGTCATTGGATTCCCAGATGGCATACCGTGGTCAAGCTCGTACACGTGACGACCATTAATATGGTACGGCTGAGACAACGCGACCGCCATACACTCACATATGTTGCGGCTGCGCTTGTCGTTATGACCTGTCAAGGTGTTTAAAACCTTCATGACTGCCATAATCATTTGGCGAGACTGTGAATTGTCAAAATCGGAAAAATCTCCGGCAATGACACTCTCACCCTTGGATGTCACCATCTTCTTCAGAAAATCCCACTCGCGCGAGTAAGGATTAATTCCTACAGCGATTCCATTGACAATGCGGCTCCGCATAATGTCGTTGATGACACCACCATAATACTTCCGGACAACCAAGGACAAAACAATATCAGAGGCGGAAATCATCCTTGTCTTGCCTGCCAAGACCTTGGACAATGGCCTGGTTTCATCCTTGAGGATATCCCCAAAGATCCTCTCTTTGGGAACAATCAATTCCGCTGCCGTGTTTTCCCACTGTTCAACCTCAGCACGGTACTCAAGCGCGAGTTCTGTTGTGAGCTGATAATCACCTTCGGCGCCAAAGGCATCCTTCTTGCCGCCAAGGACAATCCTCGGATCCTGGCAATGGGGATACCCCAATGAAGTGGCGCGTGGAATGCCCTTCATGTGCTTGAGATCTTCGGCCCCCGAAACAGCCTCTTCAAAGCTGAGGACCCGATCCACATTCTGCACGTGGGGTTTCAGTACGCGGATTACATCTTGAACGCAAGCCTCCAAGTCGTCAACAGGCACTGTTACATTGTAGGCGTCTTGCTTGAGCAATGCATTAAGCATGGGTTTGACCACTGTCCCGTCCGAAAACTGTATGTCGGACAACAAAGCGGGATACTTAGTTGGTGTGGCCATCATACCAAAAATCTTTGATTTACGTATGACTGTTCTGGCCGGCGTCATCAACGGCCTGTCAACCACATCAACCAGCTCGTGACACGTATCATGATTGGGCAAAAAGCCGCCCTCAACGTGAATGGGCTCGACAATCTTTGGTTCCGGTTTAAGCCTGGCCAGCAAATTCTGTAACACAGACTGCGTAACAATCGATCCGTATTTGGTGCTCTCAGCACCTCTGCCCATGTGGAAACCCACAATACACTGCTCACTCTTCGCATAACTGCCCGTAAAGGCCAACAGCGACCCACAATCACCTGACTTAGTGGGTGCAGAATAGGTCAACAACCTATCATGCACAACACCGTCACAAGCCTTGATCTTCGAAACATGACCAAGGCTGCGCAAGTAGTGCGGTTCAGCACCGCCTGGGCCGCGGGCAAGGTAAAGAGTGACATTGTTGTCACGATTCAAAGCCACCGTCTCGCTCGTGATAAAATGTTTGGTTATATCACGCACTGTGTTAAAGCAGGAGGGCATCTGAACAAGAGCGACATCAGAGTTGGGTGCGCTAACATGATGGGCAGGATCCGCCAACCATGAAAGCGCAACCTTGTGTTGTCGTCGACTCTTACCATGATTGGCAAACACGACATCAAAATCGTGCCCATCTGCCACGGCGGATTTGAACTGATCAAGGTAATGTCTGTTCATCAGACACTTCGTGCCAGTCACGAAAGTAACCTTGCCAAAGCTGTGAGCTTTGTCAACGTCCTCCACACGATTATACATGTGGTAAATGTTCTTGGCATAAATGCTGGCGATCAAAGTAGCCTGGAAACAGCCCCGCGCGTAATCATTTTCAATGATTGGCAAATCGTACTCTGCTTCGTAATGTGGAACTCTGTTGCCCTTCTTTCCAACAGACGTGAACAACTTGACAGCAGCAAAAATACAGCCAACAAAGCCCACGATGGCCAACAAGATGGCTACAAGGATTTTATACTCACCCATCTTAGCGCTCATGTAAACCCGTTGCATACCAGCTTTGAATCTTTGGTACGCCTCCTGATACAGATCATACAGTTGCTTGCTCAACCCGAAGGTTTCCTGTTTGGGGTGAATGAAATCATGCACCTTGCTAACCACAGGTGTGGCGTAGTCAGCGATCGTCTTGAAAACGTCATACAAACCTTCATAATCAAGGTGACCGCCAACAACAGAAGCAATAGCATTTGATACACAGTCATGGACAACGCGTTCTTGCAGCAACTCTTCACGTCGCTGGCGCATTTCATCCTGCAAACCCTCGTAATCGTCGCGATGCGCCTCAAATTTCTTAACACAGATGTCAAGAATTTCTTCAAAGGTGCATGTCTTTTCAACAACGAATATCTGTTGCTCAGCATCTGCTACCCGCATCAAACGATACTCGCACGCATCGTAATGGATCTTCTTGCCGGGTGGCAACGCGGCCTTGACTTTGTTGATGTCCAATCTCCTCTTGGTGCTCGCCATGGTGTCAGTACCATCACGACAGAATTCAATTCTAGGAACCATGTCAATCACCACATCAAACCTTCGTACTACAGCCTCCGGCTTCACCACTGAAGGACTCCAGTACTGATAAAGGTTAGATGAAGCAACTACAAGGTTAGAAGTGAAAGAAACGACACCTTTACGCTCAAGCTCAGCGCAATTCAACCTGCATGAAATGGCGTTACAAAAGCGAATTATACGGCACATATCGTCTATCTGCCCTTTCTGTGTAGCAAACTGACCGAAATCGTCCATAATAACCGCGTACTGTCCATTGTAGCCATTCATGTGATCTTCCTCTGTAAGGTTGAAATAAATGTGCTTGTGCGAACTGTTGACGTAATGTTGGGCTTCCTCCTCAGACATAGTGCGCATAGCGATGGCGTCAATCAGCGACTTAGTGATATACGATTTACCAATGCCCG